GAATTTATCAATTTTATATGCTTGGAGATAAAGAACTAACACTTAAAGAACTTGGTAATGCAAATAATTTTGCATGTTTATATGGTAGTGAGCCTGCTGCAAAACTACTTTCTTTGCAAGAAGTAGAATTAGCTAGACAAGCAGCTTCACAAGCAGGGTCCAAAGCAGCATCACAAACTGCATCGCAGACAGCCAGTGTATCACCAACAACACTACCTTCTAATTGTAATATTCAGCAAATATTTGCAGCTTATGAAGAAAATTATGCTTATTTCATGATAATTAATAATAATTTACATTCTTGGGGAATAAGTCCTCTTGCAATACAATCAGGATTTATTGCTAAATTAAATGACTATAATAAATTGATACCTACAATTACGAGTACTAGTTTACCCCCTATAACTAAAATTTTTGGTTTAAATAATATAATGTTTGCACTTACAGTTGATGGAAATGTTTATTGTTGGGGGAAAAATACAGATAAACTCTTAGAAAATAGTACAAATGAAAGAGTAAACACCCCTAAATTAATTCCTGAATTAGTTAATGTTAAAAAAGTAGCTATTGGTGAAGAAAGAGTTGCCGGTTATAATAAACATTTTATACTTGCACTGACAAATAATGGTGAAGTTTATGCTTGGGGGTCTAATAAATTTGGTGTACTTGGTAATGGAACAACATCTGATAGTTTATTATTAACACCTACAAAAATAAATTTACCATTTAGTGTGCAAGATATAGAATGTGGTATAAATATATCAGGATTTGTAGATGCAAATAATAATCTATATTTATCTGGTGTAATAAATGATATACAACCTGGTACTTCAGTTACACAATATTCATCACCTACTAAATTTGCAAGTAATGTTAAACAATTTAAAATGAGTGTACATGTTATTGTTTTATATAATGATAATACAATATGGGGATTTAGATATAATAAAAATTATCGTTTAGGATTAAATCATGTTGATACAGTTACAAAACTGACTCAAATTCTAATTCCAAATATGCCAACTACAAGTAGTATTGTTGAAATTGGAGTCGACAATTTTAATTCGTATGCACTATTAAATAATGGTTCATTATACATTTGGGGAGCGGCTAATCAAAAATCCTTTATAACTAGTGAATTAAAAGTACCAACATTAATGTCATCTTTTACAAACGTAAAACAATTTTCATATTCAAATGGATTTTCATTTATATATTTAAATTCAACAAATAATAGTTTTTTCACAACAACGAGTCGTTCTACAACTCTCACTTCTACTGATTATACATGGGTTAATTGTATAGTTAAGAAATCAACAGATGTAAAACCATCAGGTGCGTCATCAAGCTTTGCATCATTTGCTGCAAGTGCATCGGCGGTTCCAGGCAGTGCATCGGCTTCAGGCAGTGCATCGACAGTTCCAGGCAGTGCATCGGCATCAATTATACCCTATTTTGGCTCCGCATCACTTGCTACAGCATCGGCGTCAATTACGGCCGCTTCATTACCCTCTAAATATGCTCCAGCATTTTCTATGCGGTCCCTGCTTGAACGCGAAGAGTCCTCTAAAATAACACGACGAGAAACAAATAAACCACCACAAACAATTATTACAAAAGATATTGAAATCCGTCTGCCGGCCAAGGATAAGCCGCGTTGTGAACGACTCGTAGAAGAAGAAAAATACAATCAAAAGAAGACATATGGCGGTAACCTAATTGACTGGGTTATTTGTGGTACTCAGGACCTTGTAAAACGTATTTCCAACTTTTTCTGATAATATCGTATCCGGTTAGAATGGATAATACATTGTTATACACTCTAATTGCATTATTAGTTGTCCTCTTCTTTTTCCTATTTTTATACAATCAGTATCATGATTTAGAAAATAAGATTGCTAAAAAAGCAATTAGGCCAGAGGCTGTTGTTATAAATGAAACTGTTAAGAATGAGACTGTCATTGTTGATAAAGAGGAAGAGGTCAAACGCATTAAAGAAGAGGTTGAGATATCATCAAATGGTTCTGGAATTGAAATAGGTCAGGCAAACATGGATATAGCAAATATATTAAGTTCACCTGCACCAGTGGGTGCTTCTGCAACTCCTAATTTAAATATGGTACCCCCTACTGCATCTATAGTTCCTGTACCTAGCCTACCTGCATCTGCGAGAGTCGCCGCATCTGCCGCCCCAGCAGGCGCGGCTGCTTCTGCTTCTACTGCTACTTCTACAAGAATAATAGGTCCTGGTGTTCTAGGATTTGAAGATTATAACAATGCAAAACTAGATTTACCCCCTAAAATTTATTTTACAACGGACCCAGAGCCCCCAACAATATCTGGACTTATGCGCGACGACCTAACTGAATTAAAACATGACCTGAACTACTTTTTTAAAACAAGCGATGTGAGTCGGCAAAAAAAACGTGGCCCAGCTCTAATACAACCAAAACCTGAACATCTGCCTGAAATTAAGCATTTATATGGTGATGGGTCATATGATGATATTGACGGTGTGCATGTATATAAAACACAGTAGTACCGTTAATTTACGAATGTAATCAACACCACACACTCATATACCGTTAATTTCCGAATGTAATTAACACTAGTGTACGATTTCTTATTTTAGGCAACGCGTTGCTTAAAATAAGAAATCTACGGTAATGAATCTAATTGTAAGTAAGGCATTGCTTGCAATTAGATTTATGTAGTAAATAGATAGATAATGCTACGAGGTGCAATCTTATTCTTTCTAATGCTCTTTATTGTATTCGTAATATACAAGAGTTTTCCGACAGTCAATGGGCATAAACAGGGGCCATTGGCACCAACTGTGAATGAGACGACAGAGCAGGAGAAGGAGGAGCAGCAGGAGCAAATAGAGGTTACAACATCTACAGTTAGCTCAATGGATAATCAGCCACGAGCGGAAGGGTTTGCTGCAAGCATGTGCTCAATGGAATGCCCAGATTTTGCAACACCCCCAGCTAAGCTTCCGACTGCTCTAGCGGGAGCTATATCCGACAATGCACCACGGCCATCCTACGATCCGGCTCTCGAGCCGACAACAACAGCACGTATCCTTCAGGGTGTTGATGCTCTGCGAGGCTTCATGAATTTCGAAGCACCTGACCTAGAGGAACGCTCTGACCCACAGATTCAATTACCACTTAGTACCCTAAAAGCAGACCTGCAAGTTCTTACAAATGAGGCACTTGTACTCGAACGCAACCCAGGTTTGCGCTCCACAATAACACAGCGCCAAATGGATGCTATTGAAGCAAATTTAGATTATCTACAACAAAAACATCGTAAGTTCCAATAGTAGTAAGATGATGAAGCTTGTGATAGTATTCGTATTATTTCTAGTAATTGGATTTGTATATACCTTACTACAAGACAAGACAAACAATTCTATTACAGATAATACTGCAGAAACAGACAGTGAAGACGAGCCTGTCGAATCTATTGAAGAGCGCAAAGAGAATAATGAGGATTTGAAGGAAGGCTTTACTGGGTCTGCCTCTGCCTCTGCCGCTTCCGCCTCTGCCGCTTCCGCCTCTGCCGCTTCTGCCTCTGCCGCTTCTGCCTCTGCCGCTTCCGCCTCTGCACCCCCTTCAAATCCAGGAAGTGCCTCTGCCAGTATTTTACCAGGTCCCTATATACCTGCAGTTGACCGTACTGCAACAGTTGCTGAATTAACTGATTTTGTAACACGTATCAAAACAGAAGTTGCCCGCCTACAAGCAAGCGGAACAACAGACGACATAACACAGCGCCGCATTCAAACACTCGAGTCTATAAAAGACCGTGTCCAAGGAATACTCGACCAAGTAGCTGCCGGCCAGCTCACTCCAAACGAAATTCCAATTATGAAATCACAGATTGAAGATGCATTTAGAGCTATGAATAGTAACCAGGCTCTACCTGATATTTTCCAAGGAAGTCAACTTGACCAATTTATGAAAGGCGTTTTACCAAGTAATCTTAATAATGACCCCGAAGTAAATAAAGTAATTATGGATTATGTAAAATCATTGGGAACAAATCTCAGTTGGTATTTCGGATTTAAGTACACATCGGATGCAGAAAAGAAGGCGGCCGAAGGATATAATCGCCGCGCAGGCCAAGCAGGTGAGGGTGAGCCTGATTTCTATGCAGACAATTTCAATAAGGCAGCGGGTGGTTATGACCACCAACCAGCCGATTACGGAAATAATACACGTGTAACTGATGAATTTGCAAATACTCCTCATGAAGCTAGACGTGGCCCTGCACATTTTGACTGGAAAGCCCGTGCACACCAGATTTGTAAAGCAATTAGGGCACGCGGCGATGACCCAAAACTCTTCGGATGTATGCCCGAAGGTACAGAAGTAAGTGACGATTTCAGTTATCGTGGTTATGCACAGATGATTTGTACAAGAGCCCAAGCCGACGCTGATCCTGGCTACGGCTTACTAATTGGCTGCCCGCCACTGAATTGGCCTGGTTGGCGTGACCAAGGGCTTTTCTAGGTATTAGTCAGATGAAGCAGTCAATGGGACAAATAGTATTATATTTTGTTGCCGGCCTAATTGTAGGTTATTTTGTGCATAAATTCCTCGGCGCCCGTGAAGGTTTCAATTCCGGCGGCTCTACACCCTCATGTGGTGCCTGCGGCAGCAGCATCACACAGTGCAGCTGCGGTGCTACACGCCCTATATGCCCTCCTTGCCCTCCTCAGAAGGAGCCTGATATGAGCCGTTATGTACTAAAATCCTCTATTCCTCCCTGCCCTTCATGCCCTGATATGCGTAATTATATGCTGAAGACTGAATGCCCTCCAGTCCCCGACCTGAGCAATTATGTACTGAAGTCGTCTGTGCCCAAGCAGGGTCCTGTTATTTTGGACTGCAGTAAGTGCAGAAAACCAAAGGGAGAGTGCCCTCCTTGCCCCCGCCCCCGCTGCCCAGAGGTGCAGTGCCCCGAGCCGACAAAGTGCCCGCCATGCCCCTCTTGCCCTCGCCCTTCCTGCCCGAAGACAAAGGTCAAGTGCCAGGCGTCCGAAATCGACGACAGCCGTGTGCGCCCCTTCCTTGC